GATCTGGTCTCCATGCAGTATTGGCAATCAGCGTGCCGTATGCATATGTATTACCATACTGAGACTTAGTAAACTTCTGACTAATATTTGCGTATGCGACGTTTGCCGAAGGCGCAATGGCATGTCGTGTAACAACACCAGTTGCAAGTTGTGTATTAGATGAAATGGCACCAGCCGCAACAGCATGAGCGGTAACTGCACCTGTGGCAAGTGCGGTATTTGATACGGCTCCAGCTGCAATCTTTGCAGCTGTAACGGTACCATTTGAAGGTACACCAATATCAAGAGTGTCACCGAGAGCAACACCGAAGAAACTTGCGCCAGATGCAGGTGCTGATGTAAATGTGATATTTGAACCTGATACTGTATATGCTGTTTCTGGTTCCTGAAGAACACCATCTACTGAAATGAGTAGTTGAGTTGACTGTGAGGCAGTAAATGCTGCGCCAGCGACAGTGAGATTAAAAGTAGTCAGACTACCATTGAAACTAGCAGCAATGTTATCTAGTTTACTATAATTACCAGCTTGCGGTGATCTTCCAATATAAGCCATATTTGTATTACCTTAATCTGAAACCTTTTGTTTATTTATAACTATTATCGGGCGGTAGCTGTTTTGAAAGGTGATTCGGCGAATGCGGCGACGATGTACGTCGCACCACTTTCGCTCACTCGGGCTGCGCTGCTTCGAACCTTGAAGCCGTTCGAAAGAATGTCAATTTCCGCCGATTGGCTATAGAATGTCGTAGCTTCCGCTTCAGTGGTGTTGGGCAGAAGTTGGAGGTTTGCTACGTTATAGGGGTTGCGTGTGGCGTCTTGTATAATCCAATCTCGTGCAGATGTAGTCGCCTGTCTGATTAGCACCCAAGCAGGTCTGAAACCGCAGTACACAAACGGACCATCAGACGATGCGTTGCCAACGTAGCTGCCGAACTTGCTGAAGCCTTCTACTTCTGCGAAACAGTAAAAAACATAAGTATCTCCGCTATTATTATGCGTATTTCCAACATTAACTATTGAACTTGTGGGTGATGTATCATTCCAAAAGTTAACTGAGGTAGTCGGTGTGCTAGCACTGTCTAACGGAATTCCTTTCGTTGGGCCTATTGCTTGATGGAATATCCAGCGGGAGTCTGCACTGGTTCTTCTAACCGGTATAATTAGAGATGGCGTTACGCCCAGCCCGTGTCCAAAAGTTCCTGCTCCACCGCTGCCTGATGTAGTGCATATGCTGAACCCAGCCGTGGTATTAACTGACACCGTTGACGTTACGCTGCCATCGGTGTTGCTGCTGCCGCTGCCGTTGGCTTTCCACTGCCATGCAGTATAATTTTCTGTGTTAGTGTTAACCTCAACATTAGACCCGACCGTGAAGCCGTCAGCGTCAAAAATTGACAGCCCTTCCGTGTCTGTTGCCTCCGCATCAGTCGTATTGCTGTGAAGGTCTTTTGTTGCTCCGCGAACTGCATCGTAGAGCATGTGATTGTCTGCGGCGGATCGGTTCTTGATCCACACAAAATCAGGCTGGAACGTGCTGTTGCCTGACTGATCTACAGCGTTTCCACCGCTGCCGATTGCGGTGCCGTTGCCGGTATAAAGCGTCGTCTGCATATACGCCGACGGATCGGCGATGGTCGGGTCGGGCAGGTTGGCGGTGGATAGTGCGACGAAGTCGGTGGGCGGGGTGTAGGTGAAGGCAGACTGCCCGAAATTAAACAGAAGGTTTGGGCTAGTGTCATTAAACACGACATAAGGATGCCATGTGCCGGTAATGCCGCTAAATGCTTCATTCGTTCCCGCCGCAGGATCACCGCTGGCTTGCCATACACCGTCACGGCTCCACCAAATCTTTCCTGCATCTAGATCAAGGGCGACACCGATAACTCTGCCATTTGTATTCCATGTATCTCCATAAGATGTACTCGATGTATAAGCTTTATTTCCGGTATATGAGATATATGTGTACGTGGTTCCATCAGTCGGTGGGGCACTTACTTGTAAATTTGAAGCGTTTGTGGTGATTCCTACGTAGCAGGTATTAAGACCCATGCCGGAAACGGTAGACATTTCCCAGTACCACTTACCGCTCGAAACACCGAAGGTTCCTCTAACAGCAGTGTAACTGTTGCTAGACAAGCCATACTGAAGGTTGCCATCAGCCAACGTAACTTGAGTAGCTTTATCAACTGAATTTAACGTGCAGAAACTATCAGTCGGCGTATCCAGCATCTGATCCGCACTGGTCAAGCCGCTGCTTGTGAAATCATTCCCGTTACCGGAGTAGTCTGCACCAAGGTCGGCGCTGTCTTCGCCTGTGATGTAAAAACCATTGGAGCCGTAGCTGCCTGTGTATTCAATCGGCACCCACTGTCCAGTGATGCTGTCAACTTTACCAAAGCTGGTAGGGTCGTCTACTGCAATGCCATCGATGAAATGGATTTCGGCCATATAGCCGTCAAACAGGTCTACAGCAGAGGCGTAATAGCGGCTGAAATAGTGGGCTTGTGTGTTGTTAATCGAAGAGGCGTAGCTGGCAGATGCCTGAACCTCTGCCGCAAACGCGGTGATACGCTCACCGTTCACATAAAGCCGCTGCCTGTCTGCTGCTGTTCCGTTGGTGCTGTCGAGTACCGCTACAATGTGCATCCACGCCGAAAAGTCCCGGTACACGGCTTTGGAAAGTAGGCGAAATCCGTAAGAACCGCCGTTAAAACTTTGCCATTGCAGCCGGTCGAGGTTTTCAAAGTAAATTTCATCTTCTTTGTTCGACACGCCAAAGGCTGTCGAGAATAAACGCATGTTCCCTGTTTGACATCGTTTAATCCACATCGAAAACGTAAACGTAGTATGACTGCTCGCACTGCCCGGAGTACGAGTCAGATACGCTGAGTCATCGTCATTAAACCGGGTCGACTGGTCGATGGTATAAAAACCGCCAGCAGCCTTAGACGTGCCTTGAATGATCGACATTACGCAAACACCGCGCTGGTGACGACATAGGCGTTCGTGCCGTCATCGTAATACGAGAGCCAGTAGGTGCCAGCGGTGCTGATCGTCGTCGCCAAATTGGCATCGCCCTTGGTCGTGGCTGCCAGAGAGATCGCGTGACCGCCGGTGTTAATCAGGAGGATATTGCCGGACTGCCCAGCGGTGTGATTGGTGAACGTCAGGGTGCCGGTGCCGGTGGGGGTACACTTGAAGTTATTGGTTCCGGTGTCGCCAATATCAAATGACAAGTCATTGTCAGTCGTGATAGTTCCACGCTGGCTCACGGTGAACGTCTGTGCTGCATCGGTGACAGCGTTATCGGCATCGTAAGCCTGAACATCAGAGCCGATAGCTACGCCAAGGTTCGTGCGTGCGGTCGCCGCATCGCTGGCACCCGTGCCGCCGTCAGCAACCGCTAGGTCGGTGATGCCGGTGATTGAGCCGCCAGTGATCGTTACACTACTGGAGTCCTGCGTTGCTATGCTGCCAAGGCCAAGGCTGGTCCTTGCTCCGCTGGCAGTGGTCGCGCTGGTGCCTCCGTTGGCCAGCGGTAGAGTGCCGGTGACCTGAGAGGCGAGATCGACGCTGCCGGTGATTTCCGAAGCAGCCACCTGGCCCCACGCCGGATCGGTGCCGTCAGACTTGAGAACATAGGTCGATGCGCCAATGCCCAGTTTGCCTAGAGCAGAAGCGCCGCGCACGATCAAGTCGCCGCGAACGCTGGTCGGATCGGAGATACCGCCCAGAGCCGCTAGAGCAGCGTTGGCAGTGGTTTCACCGGTACCGCCTTTGTTGATAGGCACTGTGTCCAAGCTGACGGTGACTGCTCCGGTGGGAGTGTCTACGCTGATCGGAGACGTTCCGGCTAGGCTGGCGACACCAGCGAGCGCAGAGGCCAAAGTGGATTTACGAACCTTGTTCGTTGTCCCGGTGCTTACGTCTACGATTGGAAGAACGTCATCATCCGACAGATCAACCTCTGCCAGTTCTGTCAGTTCTGTGATTTTTCTGTTAGTAGCCATTTAACTTTCCATCCAATCAATGAACAAAAAAGCTGTACCTGCATCCGCTATAGCAGCTATTTTCTCACCATCGCCAGCACCGGGGGAAGAATCAGGGCGAACTATAACGTGTTCTGCGTCTCCGTTGTGGATAAAAGAAGAACTTCCATCTGTTGTGGCTACAGGATCATTACCCACTTTGAAAAAATTCAAAGGTGCTCCGGTAGTTCCATGAGAGCGAATCTGTGCAAAACTAGCCCCAAAAGGACAAGTACCAGACTGTGCAGATGTTGTAGTTATAGATACTCTTTCGCTTTTTACAATTCGATGAGCAAATGGATGCTGGCGAGCCATTTAGCCCTCCAGCCACGTGATGTTGACTGTGGCCGTACCGATGCTCGCGATCTTCTCTCCGTCCGTCGCTCCGCTGCTCGTGTCACCCATGATAACAAAGTAGCCGGGAGCAGCGGGTTCTACCAGAGTGCTCGCAGCGGTGGCCGTGGGATTAGCGCCGATAACAATGTTAACGTTCGCAGTGGTTGCGATGCGAGCAATGGTGCAGCCGAAGGGAGCACGACCGCTCTGGGCACTGGTGCCGCTGCTGGAGATGTTTTCGCTGCTGATAATGCGCGAAGCGATGTTGTTCTGATGAGCCATGATTATGCCTTTATGTTTTTGTCAGAGTTCATTTCAAAGCCTAGCTCGATGCCCTTGAGCTTGAGTTCTTCCCGTTTTACTGCCATATCGTGTTCAATTTCGACTCGCTCAAGTTCCAGCTTGGCTGCTTTGATTTCAAGTTCTTTCGCTTTGACCTGTGCTTCAAGCTGCGTAGCCTGAGCTTGCGTCATCATCGCTTGTGCTTGAGCCTGTGCCAGCTGCTCCTGAGCACTCGGCGGCGGAGGCTCTGTCGGAGGCGTTGAGATGAACTTGTCTACATTCTTGATGCCCATTTCGTCTGCAATCTCACGCATAAGATTATAGATGTTATCGGGCTGAATGATTCCCTGAGTCTGCTGTCCGACCTTTTCAACAAGGGCTGCGTAGTTGCTGAGGTTCTGAAGTCGAATATCCTGATCCCCGTAGCCGATACCGACCTCGATATCAACGTCAAGGTCTTCTCGCCAGCTGCTGGGATCAATCTGGAAGTAGGTGTTATTCAGTCGGACGATCCGCTTGCGATCCTCGTAACGCTGAATCAGATTGTATATCTGCTTGAACATATTCCGAACACCAGTGTCAGCAAAGACACGGGCGATCAGTTCAAGCCGACCTTGGGCATTTGTGAGAGCAGCTGTGATAGCTCCGCTAGTTACATGAGTCTTCAGTACGTCAGCCGAGAGGCCCTGCGTCTGCGGGTTAACACCTGTGCGACCTGTCTTCAACTCCTCCCAGTATTTCAGCATCTCAAAACTATAGTTCTGAAGAGCAGGAGTCTGAATCGGCTGTAGGGCATTCGGGCTTCTGGTTCTGACGATACCACCGGGACGGTTTGTCAGAAGGTCATCGATGTTCACCTGACCTTCGACAACTTGGAACCTTCCGTTGTTCGAAAGGTACATATTGTCAAGAAGGTTTCGAGTCAGCGTCGAACGAATCAGCTGAACATCCTGAATAGTCTCCGCTACGCTCAGTCCATAGAACTTGTGCGGAATCGGAATAGGACAGACGGTGCTGAACGGAATATAATCGATAGGTTCTACGTCGAGCAATTCTGAACCAGCGTGGAGTACCTTGTGCAGTACACTGATTCCGCTGCCGTCCATATCAAACTTCAGGTAGGACTCGTAGACTTGGACCACCATCTCTGAGTCGGCAGCTGCCTGATTAGGATAGACATCCGTCGAGTCGTAAGCGTGGCGAGCCATATACTCTTGGCTCGTGGTGATATCGTCCGCCCCGCCTACATAACCCGGAAGGCTATCGACAATCTCCGGATCGTAGCCCATCTTGATCAGATCGCTTTTGCTCTTGTGCGAGCGATGGCAGATGAACCGAGCATCCTCTAGTGTCTTGGCACCACGATTGATCAGAAACTCTTCCGGCGGTACGTTTTCAATCGTGACCTTGCCGCTCATCGTCGTTCTGGCGAAGGTTGCGTTGTGGTAGACCTGTTCAATCTGAATCATGTCCCCGGTGAACGGGTCCTGCTGCTGAGTGATCTCGGTGATCTCTTCATCGGAGACAAGCTCTAGCTCGTCATCCTGCATCAGAATCGAAAATTCCTGCTCCGTCAGGTTTTCGTAGGGCTCGGTAGTTGTCTTTTGGATCTCTTCCCAGTAGTGTTTTACGACGCCGACCTTCTGCATTAGTGCGTCTAGGAAAAGATTGTAAAGCACCATGAATCCGTTGTTCTGCTTGTAGAACACGTGATTCACGTACTTGGTTGCCTGTTCTGCGATGTCCTCGTCTTCCGGACCTTCGGGGACAAATTTGACAACACGGTCTCCAGCTGTGAAGATACGCATCAAGCTGGGCATCATCCACATCAGGGTATCTTGGACATCGGTGACTACGACCTGACTGCGACCATCCTCTTCGTTGCCGCAGGGTTCGCCGTAGAAATACTCGATGGCCTTCTCGCGCTGCTGGCTGATCTCGGAGTCCATGTAGTCACTGGACCCGTTGATCTCGCTTTCTACAAGACCAATGATCTCGTCGTCTGTCATATTATGGGCCATTAGGATTTCTTCTTCTTGGGAAACCCGGCTTTCATCGCTGCGTAAGCTTTGTCGGAGATGGTGCTCTTGCTCTTAGGACGCGAGATGCCCTTTTTCTTGCGAGCATTGATGTTCGCATAGAGTCCTTGTTTAGCCACGTTTTTTCTCCTTGTACCCGCTTGCATAGGCTGCTTTCGCTTGCCTAGCTGCTCCAGCCTTGGTCTTGTAGATTTTGCCCTTGCTGCCCCACTTGTAGCCGCCTTTGACTTTGCGGATTGGCATCAGACTATTCCTGAGCTAGAGTATTTGA